GCGAACGAGGCGAGGCCCGCGCGCGGCCCGTCCCCGAGGTGCCGGGCGAGGCCCGCGGCCCGCGGCGCGATCCGCCCCCGGCGGGGCGGCGGCGGGTACCCGATGCCCCCGCACGGGGCGCGGCGGGATCCCGCGACGCACGGCGCAGAGGTTAGCACAACGGGCGCGCGGCGGGGCGCAAATCGCCCGTTTATGTCGGTCTCATGTAGGTATATAACCATAGGCCCGCTATATGTATATACATATATACTCGTAGGTAACGACAAGCATCCGACGAGAATGGGGACGACGATGAACAAGGGCGACGCGATCAGGACGGGGCGCGGCATAGCGAAGAGGCTCGGGTGCCGCAACGCAAGGTGGCTGGTCATTTCAGAGAACACGCGCACGGGCGAGCACTTCGTCCTCGCGGGATACCCGGAGAGGGACAGGGCAGAGGCGGCCCGCGCCAAATGGGAACGGGAATACCGGGAAAACCCCTTCGGCGCGCAGCCGTACATGAGGGTCACCGTAGAGAAGGCATAGAGGGCCGCGAACGAGGCGACCGCGAACGAGACGACGCCCCCGGGCTTCCCCGGGGGCGTCTTTTGTGCCGCGGCGGGGAGGCCACCCCGACGGGATCCCGCCCGCGGCCGCCGCGCAGGGGCCGCGGGGCCGATTATGTCGGTCTTATGTAGGTATACCACTATAGGCAAAGGGGCATAGGTATATGTATATACTCATATCAACACAAGCCCACACGGGAGAAGGGAACGAAGATGCAGAACCGACTCGACGGATACGACCTCCTGAACGACGCCTACGCGCAGGCGATCACGGGAAACCCGGCCGCGCGGGACATCCCCTACGGCGGGGCCTGGGCACCGAGCGACGCCCTCGACGACGACGACCTCGAGCAGGCGGCCCTCGACGCCGCGATGGCCACGGGCGACCTGACGCGCAGCCTCCTCGAGATGTGCCTCGAGTACCTCGAGGACGACCCGATCTGGCAGGAGCTCGAGGAGGCCGCCGGGCGCGCCCTCCGGGCATTTGCCGAGGAGATGGACAGGGAAGCCGAGACGGACCTCGAGGAGGCCGACGGGGACGGCGGCGAGGACTAGCGGAGGGGCGGCCCCGCACGGGGCCGCGAACGAGACGAGCAGGCGAACGAGGAGAAGGGGACGACGATGACCAACTGGGAGCGCGACGACGGCTACGCACACGAGGAGACGGGGCGCCTGGGAGACTTCGCGGCGGTGATCTGCCCGCCCGAGCACGGCGACGACGGGCGATGGTCGGTCCAGGTTTTCGACGAGGCCAACGACGACGCGATGGAATACGGCGAGGTTTTCGCGGCGGCGCACGGGATCCCGACGAGGGGCGCGGCGGTCAGGGTAGCCGAGGCATACCTTGAGGAGCTCGACGCCTGGAGGGCGGACCAGAACCTGTAAGGGGGCGCGGCCCCCGGCGGGGCCGCGAATGAGAAGGAACGCGAACGAGGACGCGAACGAGACGAGGAGAAGGGGCAACGACGATGACGAACGAGGCGATCATAAGGGCGGCGAGGGCGCTCAACGGGATCACGGAGGAGGCGCACACCTACGCCCACTGGCGCGCGCTCGGGTACCAGGTAAGGAAGGGGGAGCACGCCGCGTTCTCGACGGCGATCTGGAAGTACGCCCCCGGCAAGGGCAAGGGCAAGGGCGCTGACGAGGGCGACGAGGGCGCGAACGAGGGCGGGCGCATGTTCCTGAAGAACAGCCACTTCTTCACGCGCAGCCAGGTCGACCCGACGGCGGCGGCGGCCGCGGGGCACGCGGCGCTCACCGGCGCCATTTTGGAGGCGACCCTGCCCGCGGCGAGGTAGGGCGGGCGGGATCCTTCCCACGGGGGCGGGGCCAGACGGCGCCCGCCCCCATTTATGTCGGTGTTGTGTAGGTATACCACGATAAGGCATATAGGTATAGACATATATATAATGGAGCCAACGACAACCCGAGAAGAGAAGGGAACGGCGATGGAGAACAAGAACGGCAGCAAGGGCGCCTGGGCGATCAAGAACACGGTCCTCCCCCTGAGCGAGACGACGGCCGACGAGAACGTCGCAGAGATCAACAGGATCGACAACGCGGCGAGGAGGCTCGGCGCGACGGTAGACGCATACGACCTCAACGACGACGGCGAGATCACCGGCGTGAGCGTAACGGGGCCGGCGGACGCGATCGACGCCCTGGTGAGGACGTTCACAGCAGACGAGCCGGCGCCCGGCGAGGTAACGCCCCTCACGATTCCCGTAATAGACTATTTCGAGGCGAGCGAGGTCCTGAACGGGCTGAGCGGCCACCGCGGCAACGAGCCGGCGGTCGCGGCGATCGAGGACTGGCTCGACGAGAACGCGGTCGCCGCGGCGACCAAATACGCGCGCGCCGGGCGCCCCGACGACGCAGAGGCGGTCATGTACCTCTACGACGGCGACCAGGCGAGCGACCCGGACGACCCCTGCTACGACCCCGAAAGCCCCTGGGTCGGGGTCCGCGCGGCCATAGAGGAGGCCCGCGCGGAGGCAGCGACGGACGACCTGGTCGCGGCATTTAGGGACGACCCCGCGAACGAGGACCTCGACCACGAGCTCGAGGCGAACGCGACCGACGCGAGGAACGACCCCGGGAACCTCTTCCGGGCGGGCGCCTTCGAGGGGCTGGCCACGGCGGCGGCCTGGGCAATTTACAGGCAGCCGAACACGCCCGACGACATAAACGCGGTCAAGGCCGCGATATACAAGGCCTACGGCGTAGCCTGGTAACGGCCGACGGGATCCACGAAAGAGGGGCGCGCCAGAACGGCGCGTCCCCTTTTATGTGCGTAATATGTAGGTATACCCATATAGGCGAGGGGCGGCCCGTATATGTATATACTCATATACAACGACAGGCCCACAAGAGAAGGGGAACGAGAATGAACGAGAAGAAGGCCACCGCGCGCGAGACGATCCTGGACCAGATAGCGGCATACGACTACTACATCGACGACTACGACGAGGCGATCACGCGCGCCGGCAAGGACCTCGCCAGGGAGATAACCAGGCTGGCTGAGGGCAAGGACGCCGCCCGCGCGGCCGCATACATAGAGGACCGGGTGAGGATGACCCTGAACGCGATCGAGGAGTACCACGCGCGCCGTGACACGGCGAAGGCGCAGAAGGCGACCGCGCAGGCGCTCCTCGAGGTAATGGACGCGGCAAGCGGCGAGTATTCCTATATTTGCGCGCAGGGATACTACGGGCTCCGCGCGCGCAAGTTCACGAGCGAGGAGGAGCGCGACGCGTACCTCGACGGCCTCGACGAGTACCAGAAGGAGCACACGCACGCGGCGACGGAGGAGGAGCTCGAGCAGATCCTCGCGGGCCGCGCAATGGTGGAGCTCGGATAAACCAGCGAACGACACGCCAGCGAACGAGGCCCCCGGCGACGGGGGCCTCCTCGTCTTCCCGGACGGGGCGCCGGCCCGCGGCGCCTCGAGGGGGAGGGGCGCGGCAGGAGGCGCGCAGGCGCCCCCTGAGGCCCGCGAAGGGGCGCGGCGGGGGCGCGGCGGGGGAACGCCCGCGCCGCCCCGCAAAGGGCTCCTGGGTGGGCGCAGGGGGCGCCGCGCTGGATCCCGGGCGCCCGCACGGGGGCGGCGGGGGAGCAGGCTCCCGCCCCGCCTCGAGGCCCGCGCGGCGGGGCAAGGGCCGCCCGCACGGGGGCAGGACGGGCCGCGCCATTTATGTCGGTCGTATGTAGGTATACCCATACAAGCGGGGGCCGCGGGGGCATATGGTAGACTGGGCGCCAACGGGCACCGGGGGGTTAAAGGGGGGTGCCGGGACAGCCAGAGGAACGGGGCCGGGGCGGCCCCGTTTTCGTTTTCGCGGGCGGATCCCTTCAATGTTTTTCACGCCGTTTCATAGCGCCGCGCGCGGCGTTTGGTATAGAGATATGGTCGCAGCAAGCGACGACGACGGGCCCCCGCACGGGGCCCGCTTCCGTTTTGGAGGCACCCTGGCACGCCAGAACCCACGCCGGGCCAACGGGTCCGCCCGTAACAGGATCCGCGCAATTTGGAAGGCGCGCGGCGAGAACTGCGCCATTTGCGGGCGGCCGATAGATTACAGCCTCGGGATGGTGACGGACCCCCGCACGGGGCGACGCCGCCCCCACCCGGCGAGCTTCGTGGTGGACGAGATCGTCCCCGTTTCCAAAGGCGGCGACCCCTTCTCGGTAGCCAACACGCGCCCGGCCCACTGGGCATGCAACGCGCGCAGGGGCGACGGGACCAGGAAGGGCGGGCCGACGGCTCTCCCCCTGCCGCAACCATGGGACCTACGCGAGACGCCGCCAGAGGCCACGTGAGGCGATTTGAGGCGGGTCAAACCGAGACATGGTATAGAAACCCGAAACGGCGGCGAGCGGTCCGCAAATCGCCTCGTGTCGCCCCGCCCGCGGCGCCCCGCGGCCCCCTCCAGGGGGTAGCCCCTCCCCGCCCCCGGCGGCCCCCTCTGGAGGCGCAAGGGCTCGCACACCAAAACGGCCTTTCCGGGTGGGTGGTATACCGCCATCCGCCCCGCACGACGTATAATCCCCGACCCCGCATGGAGGCCAGATGCCGACCCTGACCGTCACGATGGTGCCCACCGACGAGCTCCTGCCCTACGCGGGCAACGCGAAGATACACACCGACGAGCAGGTGGCGCAGATAGCGCGCAGCATCGAGGACTTCGGCTTCAACGACCCCGTGGGCTACTGGCACGACGCCGACGGGCACGCGGTCATCGTCGAGGGCCACGGCCGCGTCCTCGCGGCGCAGCGGCTCGGGATGGCCGAGCTGCCCGCCATATCCCTCGACCACCTCACCGACGAGCAGCGCAGGGCCTACGTGCACGTGCACAACCAGACCACGCTCACCTCGGGCTTCGACATGGACGCCCTCATGGCCGAGCTGGAGGCGCTCCCCGAGTTCGACTGGGGCGCCTACGGCTTCGACACGTCGGAGCTCCTCGAGGAGGTCCCCGACATGGCCGAGGAGGAGGTCCCCGCGGTCGGCGAGCAGGAGCCGCGCACGAGGGCGGGCGACCTGTGGAGGCTCGGCCGCCACCGCCTGCTCTGCGGCGACAGCACCGACCCCGCGCAGGTGGCCCTGCTCATGGGCGGCCGCGAGGCCGACCTGCTGCTCACCGACCCGCCCTACAACGTGGCCTACCACCAGAACGACAGCGAGAACTGGGACCCCGAGAAGGCAAAGCAGCGCACCGACCGCAAGGTCATCATGAACGACAAGTTCGACGACGAGGCGAGCTACCGGCGCTTCCTTGAGGACGCGCTGCGCGCCGCGCTCTCGTCGATGCGCCCCGGCGCCGCGTGGTACGTCTGGTTCGCGGCCATGCACGCGCCCGCGGTGTTCGGCGCCTGCGAGGACGCGGGGATCCCGCCCAAGCAGGAGCTCGAGTGGGTGAAGAACCACTTCACGCTCGGCCGCAGCGACTACCAGTGGATGAGCGAGCCCTGCCTCTACGGCTGGAAGGGCGGCGCCACGCACTACTTCGCTCCGACCCGCTCGGAGGTCAACGTCATCGACGACGAGGCCAACCTGAAGAAGATGAGCAAGGGCGAGCTCAGGCAGATGCTCGAGGAGGTGCTGCACGGCGACGCGCAGCCCACGGTCCTGCGCTACGACAAGCCCCTGGCCTCGGCCGAGCACCCGACGATGAAGCCCGTGCCGCTCTTCGCGCACCTCATGCGCAACAGCAGCAGGCGCGGCGACGCCGTGCTGGACCTGTTCGGCGGCAGCGGCACCACGGCCGTGGCGGCCGAGCAGATGGGCCGCGACGCCTACATGATGGAGCTCGACCCCGCCTACTGCGACGTCATAGTCGCCCGCTGGGAGCGGCTGACGGGCAGGCAGGCCGAGCTCGTGAGCGGAGGGGGGCAGGCATGACGGAGGCGGAGCGCATCTGCGAGGCCATCCCCGAGGAGCTGAGGCCCTACGCCACGGAGCTGGCCGAGAACGTGATCTTCCAGTGCAAGAAGCTGGCCGAGACCCGCGCCGCCATGGACAGGTCGCGCCAGCCCATCGTCGTGGCCTACGACAACGGGGGCGGCCAGCGCGGCATGCGCAAGCACCCCATCTACGAGGCCTACAACCAGCTCATGGCCAACTACCGCAAGAGCCTCGCGCAGCTCACCGAGCTGCTGCAGACCTACGGCACCCGCGACGCCACCGACCAGGACAGCCCGCTCGCGCAGATCCTCGCGCAGGCGGAGTCCATGGCAGAGTGATGGTGGGCGACCAGGCGCCGACGTACTCGTGGTGCGGCTCCTACAGGCGCACCGAGGGCCCGCTGGCGTGCGCGCTGGCGGACGCCTACGGCCTGCCGCCGCACCCGTGGCAGCGCACCGTGCTCAACGACTGGCTGGCGCTCGACGACGACGGCAGGCTGCTCAACAGCCTGTGCGTGGTCCCCGTGCCGCGCCAGAACGGCAAGACGGGCATCTGCGACCCGCGGGAGACGTGGGGGCTGGTGAGGCGCGGCGAGTGGATACTCCACACGGCCCACGAGTACCAGACGGCAAAGCTCGCCTTCGACCGCCTGCGCAAGAAGTTCGGCATGCGCAAGAACGACCCCAAGGCGCAGTTCCCCGAGCTCAACAGGCTCGTGAGCCACTACACCACGGGCGCCAACCAGATGATACTCGACCTCGTGAACGGCGCCCACATAGAGTTCAGGACGCGCGGCGGCAACGACGACGCGGGCCGCGGCGGCACCTTCGACCTCGTCGTGGTCGACGAGGCCCAGAACTACACCGACGCGCAGGACGCGACGCTCTCGCCGCTCAACTCGGCGGCCCCGCACGGCAGCCCCCAGACCATCCTGATGGGCACAGTGCCGGACCCGACGAAGGCCTACAAGGGCGAGAAGTTCGCGGCCATCCGCGGCTCGCTGCACTCGGACCCCTACGTGGGGGCGTGCATACACGAGTGGGGCGCGCCCGAGCCCGGCGACCCGCTGGACGTGGCGCGCTGGTACCAGTACAACCCATCGCTCGGCTACCAGCTGCTCGAGCCCGCGATCATGAAGGACGCCCGCACCATGGCGGCGGACACGTTCGCCCGCGAGCACCTCGGCTGGTGGCCCGAGTCGGTGGCCGACGCGCGGCCCATCAGCCAGAAGGCGTGGGACGCGTGCCGCGTGGACGACCCCGAGCGCGGCGGCCTCGTGGTATACGCGGTCAAGTTCAGCCCCGACGGCTCGGTCGGCACGCTGGCGGCCTGCCACAGGTCGAGGCACCGCGCGCCGTTCGCCTACGTCGTGGAGAGCCGCTCGCTCAGGGGCGGCCTCGGATGGTTCGTCGACACGCTCTCGTCCGTGGCGGGAAGCGCCGCGCAGATCGTGATAGACGGGCAGGGCAACGCCCAGACCCTCAACGACCGCCTGCTGGACGCGGGCGTTCCCTCGAGGGCCATCGTGCGCCCGCGCTCGTCCGACGTGGCCGCGGCCTGCGCCGCGTTCTCCAACGCGGTCAAGGAGCGCGCCGTCACGCACTACGGCCAGCCGGCGCTCGACGCCAGCGCCACGGGCTCCCGCTCGCGGCGCATAGGGACGGCAGGCGGCTGGGGATTCCAGTCGACCGACGAGGCCGACGCCACGCTCGTCGAGGCGTGCGCGCTGGCCTACTGGTCGGCGATGACGACCAGGAGGGACCCGCAGAGAAGGGCGGTGATCATTTGACGGAGACACCAGCGAGCTACCCCGAGGGCAGGGGCGGCAGGAAGGTCAACGACCTGCCGCAGCCCGACACGTGGCGGCCTTGGCGCCCCGAGGGGGGCGGCATGGGGGCGCCGCCGGGCATGCCCGCGAAATGGGCCTACGAGCTGGAGGACCTGCTGGACGTCTGGCAGGCGCACCTCGCGGGCAACCAGATGCGCTACGCCTACTTCGACGGCCGCAACAGGCTGAAGGACCTCGGCATCTCGACGCCGCCCGAGCTGCTCAACCTCGAGACGGTGGTGGGGTGGCCCAACAAGGCGGTGATGAGCCTCGCCGTGCGCTCGCGCTTCGACGGCTTCACGGCGTCGGACGGGGAGGTGCAGGCGGCGCTAGACGCCGTCTCGCGGCGCTCTAGGCTCCCCGTGAAGTACAGGCAGACGGTGGAGTCCGTCGGCATCCACGGCTGCGCGTTCGCCACGGTCGGCATGTCCGACGGCGGGGCGCGCGTCGACATGTGGGACGCCGAGCACGCCGCGGCGCGCTGGGACGACGCCAAGGGCCGCACGGCCTACGGCATGACCGTGAGGGCCACCGACGAGGACGGCGGGGCCGCCTACGTCGTGCTCCACTCCGACGACGCCGACGTGCACGTCTGGGAGGAGGGCGGCGTCCCGCGCTGGGAGGCATACCCGCACAGGATGGGGCGCCCGCTCATCGAGGCGTTCGCCTACCGCCCGACGCAGCGCAGGCCCTACGGACAGAGCCGCATCACCCGCGCGGTCATGAGCATCACCGACAGCGCCGTGAGGTGCGCGCTGGGCGGCGACATCTCCTTCCAGTTCGCGGTCGCCCCGCAGAAGTACCTGCTCGGCGTCGACAAGGAGGTCTTCCAGAAGACGACCCGCTGGGAGGCCTACATCGGCAACATCCTCGCCGTGGGCCGCGACGCGGAGGGCGAGGTGCCGCAGTTCGGCCAGCTCACGCAGGCCAGCATGCAGCAGTACAGCGACTTCATGCGCAGCCTCGCCGCGCGCTTCAGCGGGGAGACCAACGTGCCCATCTCGCAGCTCGGGGTGGTGCACGACAACCCGTCGAGCGCCGAGGCGATCTACGCAGCCTCGGAGCCGCTCATCATCGAGTGCCAGGACCTGAACGACAACGCGCGCCAGACCATCAGGGAGCTGGCGCAGATGGCGCTCGCGGCGGAGCTCGACGTGCCGCTCGCGCAGCTGCCCGACCAGTGGCGGGACTTCTCGCCCAACTTCGCCAACCCCGCGATGCCGAGCGTCGTGAGCATGGCCGACGCGGCCGTGAAGATAGCGGGCGCCGTGCCCGCCTTCGCGGGCACCGAGGCCTTCTGGAAGATGCTCGGCATGCCCGAGGACACGCGCCGCGAGATAGGCGCGCAGACGGCCGAGGCCAACGCGCAGGCGATGCTCGCGCAGCTGCTGGCGCCCGTGGCCGAGGGCGGCTCGGATGGCTAGCCCGACGGTCCCGCGCGCCTACATCGACGCATACGTGCAGGGACTGAACAGGCTGGACGATCTCGGCGAGCGCTACCTCGCGGAGGCGCTGGCCAAGACGGACCTGCGCGACGTCGGCAGGGTGCAGGCGGTCATGCGCGTGCACTGCAACGCGGGCGCGCAGGCGGCGGCCGACATGGCCGCGCAGTTCTACCGCGGCCTGTCGCTCATCGAGACGGGCGAGGACGTGGACGTGGAGGGGATAAGCGGCTGGACGGCCGAGGACACCGACGCGGCGGTCGACGCCATCCTGCGCGGCGCCAAGAGCGACGAGCAGGCGGCCGCGCAGCTGCTGGGGAGGCGGGCCTACGAGTCGTCGAGGGCGGCCAAGCGCTCCGTCTGGCACAACGGCCGGCGCGACCCGAGGGAGGTGCGCTACGCGCGCGTCCCCAGCGGCGCCGAGACGTGCGCGTGGTGCCTGATGACCGCGGGCCTCGGCTTCTGGTTCATGACCGAGGAGGCGGCGTCGCACACGCACGCGCACTGCGACTGTGCGATCATCGCCGCCATCGGCGGCATCCACGACGTGCGCATCCCCGGCTACGACTCGACCAAGTACCGCGACATGTGGCGCGACTCCCGCGACAGGCTCGCGCACGGCGACGTCCCGCAGGAGGTGCTCGACCGCATCGGCCGCGAGAAGGCCAAGAAGGGCGACAGGTACCGCATCAACACCAACGGCGTGCTCGCGGTCATGCGGCACGAATACGGACTGAAATAAGGAGGAAGCACATGGCACAGACAACCCTCGTACCAGCGCAGCAGGTGACGCTGAAGCAGATGCAAGACGCGCAGATGTGGGCGTCGCCGCTCCTGGCGTCGCCCGCCATGGACCAGCTCGTCGCGGGCGACAAGGCCATGGCCGTCATCGACAATATGCTGTGTCCCGCGAGGTTCGAGGTCGCGCATGGCACCAAGGTCCTCGTAATCAGCTACGGCTCGTCCGAGCATACGGGCATCGCGTACTGGGAGGGCGACAGCTGGAACCTCGTGACCGACCAGGAGTCGCTGGCGGGCACGCACACCGTCGAGGCGTTCACGGCCGTCGGCCCGGCCCCGACGCCGACGGTGCCCCCCGAGCCGCCCGCGACCACGATGCCGCCCGTGGGCGGCTCCGTCGCGCAGCGCGTGGCCGCGAAGCTCCCCGAGGACGACCCGCGCGCCAGCATGAGCATGTCCGTCGCGCAGGCGCTGGAGGCCTACTCGGGCGCCGAGGCGGCGGGCGACGGCTCCGTCGCGCAGGCCATCGGGGGCGCGCTCTCTGGCGGCGGAGGCCCGACCGTCACGGTCACCCCGCTCAGCGTCACCAAGAACGGCACCTACGCCGCGCAGGAGGGCGAGGCGTACAGCCCCGTCACGGTGAACGTGCAGGGCAGCGACTTCAACGTGAAGGGCTTCATCGACCGCTCCATCACCACGCTCACGATGCCGAGCGACCTGACGGGCGTCGGCGCCGGCGCGTTCATGGACTGCCAGGACCTCAACCTGGTGGACGTGGAGCTGCCGAGCACCGTGACGAGGGTCGGTGATATGGCGTTCATGGGCCTCAGGAAGATGAAGTCCATCAGGTGCGACGGGGCCATCACCGCCATGGGCAGCATGGCGCTCGCCCCCAGCAACAGTGGCTACGCGATGCAGCTCGAGTCCGCGATGTTCCCGAACATGACCTCGCCGGTCCAGCGCCTGTTCTCCGAAGGCACGACGTCGGGGAGGGCCTGCGCGTCCCTCACCACGGTCGACCTCGGGAAGTGCCCGCGCATCACCGGGGCGGCCTTCGTCGGGTGCAGCAGCCTCAAGAACCTCATCCTGCGGTATGACGGCGTCTGCGACCTGTACAGTACCGACGCGTTCGCAAACACGCCCTTCAGGACCGAGGGCAGCGGCTGCAAGGTCTACGTGCCGCAGTCATACGTCGCCAGCTACTCGGCAGCCACCAACTGGCACAGCCTCAAGTGCGAGTTCGTCGCCATCGAGGGCTCGGAGTACGAGCTCTAGCCAACCAAAGCGCACGACGGCCCCCGCATGGGGGCCGACGCATGACCATGCCCCGCACGGGGCGCACCGACTAGGCCGCACGGCCGAAAGGAGGGCAGCATGCCCGAGGAGAACCAGCCCACGAACGCCGAGCCGACGGCGGCTCCCGCACAGGAGACCGACTGGAAGGCGGAGGCGCGCAAGTGGGAGCAGCGCGCCAAGGAGAACCGCAGGGAGGCGGACTCGCTCCGCGAGAAGGCCGACCTGTGGGACGAGATGCAGCGCGGGGAGATGACCGAGGCCCAGAGGGCCACGGAGCGGGCCGAGAGGGCCGAGGCCGAGCTCGAGCGGCTCAGGGCCGACGCCCAGCGCCGCGCCGACGCCGACGAGGTGTCCGCCGCGACGGGCGTGCCCGCGCGCATCCTCCTGCACTGCGGCGACCGCGACGACATGGAGCGGCTCGCCGACGAGTTCTCGCAGGAGGCGAGGGTGCCCGCCGCGGCGCCCGCGCCCCAGACCCGTGTCATACGCGGGGACGGCGCGAAGCCAAGGAACCGCGACAGGTTCGCCGCCATGCTGGGCGGCGACTAGCAAAGGAGGCCAGCCATGGCCGGCATCGACATCAACCGCACCACAGCCAACGTTATCAACGACCCCGAGATCTCTCAGGAGATCTGGGCCAACGCGACGGAGGCGTCCTTCTTCATGACGCACGCCCGCCGCATCACCATCCCCGGCTCGGGCCTGAAGATCCAGACGATCACGGGCGAGCCCACCGCCGACTGGGTGGAGGAGACGGGCCAGAAGCCCATCAGCACGCACACCTTCGGCACCAAGACCATCATCCCCTACAAGATGGCGGTCATCGAGCCCTTCTCCATGGAGTTCATGCGCGACAAGGCCGCGCTCTACGACGAGCTCGTGCGCAGGCTCCCCGCAGCCCTCGCCCGCAAGTTCGACGAGGCGGTCCTCGGGCAGGCGCCCGGGACGGGCTTCGACACCCTCGCCAACGCGCCAGTCGTGAGCCTCGTCCCCGAGGCGGGCGGCTCCGTCTGGGGCCAGCTCCTCGCCGCCGACGCGTCCATCTCCGCCGCGGGCGGCATCATGGACCTCATCGGCGTGTCCCCGCAGGGCAAGACGCTCCTGCAGGGCGCCGTGGACGGGCAGGGCTACCCGCTGTTCATGAACGCCGTCTCCAGCCGCGACCTCGGCTCCATCCTCGGCGCCTCCGTCGAGGTCAACAGGGGCCTCTACGTGCCCGCGCTGGGCGGCGCCCCCATCGTGGGCGTCGCGGGCGACTTCTCGCAGGCCGCCTACGGCATGGTGGAGAGCATCTCCATCGAGTTCTCCCGCGAGGCCACGCTGGTCGGAGAGGACGACGAGATCATCAACCTCTGGCAGCGCAACATGGTCGCCTGCAAGGCGGAGTGCGAGGTCACCTTCGTCCTGCGCGACGTCAACCAGTACGCGCTCCTCACGGGCGCCACGGCCTAGCCATGAGGCTGAGGCTGAGGGGCTACGGGACCGTCGAGGCCGACGGTGAGCAGGCCGAGCGCCTGCTCGCCCTCGGCTGGGAGCGCGCCGACGCGCCCGCCAAGAAGGCGCCGGCACGCAAGCGCGCGACGGCGAGGAAGAAGCCAGAGGAGACTAAGGAGTGAGCCCATGGCCTACGCGACGGTGGCCGACGTGGCGCTGCGCCTGAGGCGCGCGCTCGACGAGGCCGAGGAGGCGCTCGCCGAGGAGCTGCTCGAGCAGGCGAGCGCCATGCTCGACGCGCTGGTGGACGTGGACCCCGACGACGCCACGCAGGCGACCCTGCTGAGGGGGACCTGCGCGGCGATGGTCACCCGCGCCCTCGTGGCGGCGGGCAACGACGCCTACGGCGTGTCGCAGCTCGACTACGGCATGGGCCCGTTCTCGCAGACGGCGCACTTCAGCAACCCCAACGGGGACCTCTACCTGACGTCGCAGGAGCGCTCGCTCCTCGGCGTCGGGCGGGGCCTCGTCGGGTCGCTGAGGGCGCTCGTGGACGGCGCCTACGGATCCAACGCGGTGAGCGCCGATGCTTAGCAGGAGGATGCCGTTCCCGCGGGTGCAATGCCAGATATGGCTGCCGCACGACGGCGGCCGCGACGCCTACGGCAACGAGGTCGTGACGTGGTCAGAGGAGCCCGACGTGGTGACCGAGTGCTCCTACGCGCCCGGCTACCGCTACGCGGACACCGACGACGACGTGGAGGACTGGCGCCCGCACGGCGACGTGGAGACGATGACCTTCTTCATGCCGAAGTCGCTGGACGCCGGCCTGCGCGGCGCGCTCGTGCGCGCGCTGCCGCCCGACGACCGGCACGTGGCGGCTAGGAGGTACATGGTCGTGGGCGACCCGCACAGCTACATGAGGGACGCGACGCCCGGCGACATGAGCTGGGCCGTGAGGGCGGTGAGGTTCGATGGCTAGGGGGCAGTACGTGCCCAACACGATCACCTACCGCTACATCCTCAACGCAGCGCCCGACGTGCGGCAGGTGTGCGAGGCGGTGGGCCACAACGCGCTGCGCGAGGCCGAGAGGCTGGGCGGCGCGCACGGCGAGTTCTACACCGACACCATCCAGGGGCGCACGCGCTTCCACACGCGCGTCTCGACCGCCCAGACGTACGGAGCGCAGGGGTCCGAGCGCAAGTGGCGCGCCCTGCGCAACACCATCCCGAGGATGTAGGAGGCGACCATGGACCCGACGGAGCTCGTGCTGAGCATCCTCGACGGCGTGACGGGCGCCCCCGTGACCACGGAGGTGCCGTCCGACAGGCCCGGCAGGATGGTCACCGTGGCGCTCGAGCAGGACCGCTCGACGCCCTACCTGCTGAGGCCCACCTACGACATCATGTGCTGGGGCGACAGCGACAGGGACGCGGCCTCGATGGCCCGCGCCTGCGTCGACGCCCTGTGGGAAGCCGCGCTCGACCACCCCTACCTGAGCGCCTGCAGCCTGCAGACCCTGTCCCGCGACTCGTGGGGCAGGACGGGGCAGGCGCGCTACGTGGCGGTGGTGGACCTCACCATCAACATCGACTAAAGGAGGGCACATGCCCAACAACAAGGAAAACGTCAGCACGACGCGTGGCGTGGTCGGCGGCTACTTCTTCAGCTCGCCGACGACCAACACCACCGACCTGCCCGACGCCACGAACTACAAGACGTGGGTGCCGGGCGCCAGCTGGGAGCTGCAGGGCTACGTGCCCGAGGACGGCTTCACGGAGTCCGTCTCCAGCGACGGCGGCGACGAGCTGCGCGACATCAACCTCGACATCGTGGACACGGGCGAGGGCAGCTACACCGAGACGCTCGAGATCGGCTTCATGGAGATGGCCAAGAACCCGCTGGCGACCCAGTACGGCCACGCCAACGTCACCGACGCGAGCGGCACCATCACGGTCGACCACAACTGGGGCAGGGCCAGCGAGACGCGCCGCTACGCGCTCCTGCTGGTCCTGAAGAACGGCCGCAGGTGGGTCAAGTACGTCCCCGAGGGCAAGGTCACCTCGGTCGGCGACTTCGTCGGCAACGCCAACACCACGGCGGGCCGCACGGTGACCATCACCTACACCAGCGACGAGAACGGCTCGGGCTGCAAGGACTTCATCGAGTCCAACGAGACGTCCTAGGGCCCGGCACAGAGCGACATGGGCGGGCCCCGCGGGGCCCGCTCTTTTCTTAGGGAGGAGCGCCGATGCGCACCATCGAGTACCAGGGGGTCACGGTCACCTACGACGACCGCTGCCCCAAGTCCTACAAGTGGGTCAAGGCCCTCAACAGCGGCGACGAGGCCCGCGCCACGCGCGCCATCTCGCGCCTGCTCTGCGGCCGCGACGAGTACTACGCCTACCTGCTCAGCTCCGACGAGCAGATCTCCTACGAGGAGTGGGAGGCGCTGCCCGAGGACGAGCTGGACGCCTCCATGGGCGCCATGGCGGGCCTCCTCGCGGCCGTCATGGAGGACATCGGCCAGACGGCAAAAAACTAGCGCACCTCGCCGCCGCGCTGGCCCGCTGCCCCGACGAGCTCCTCGCCGACATGTGGGAGCTCTACGGGATAGACACGTGGGAGGAGCCCGACCTCAAGGGCGACGAGACCACGCGGCGGGTGCTCAAGCTCGCCGCGCTGGCGTGGCAGCTGCCCCGCGAGGGCAGGACGTGGTCGGCGCTGGCTCCCGAGGGCGCGCACGGCGAGGTGGCCCTCCTGCTGCGGCAGGTGGAGCTCAACCAGCGGCTCTGGGCGTGGGCGCACACCAAGGACGCGGAGCAGAAGCGCAACCAGCCGCGCCCGATACTCCTCGGCGGCGAGATGGAGCGCGCGGAGGCCGACGCGGAGCGCGAGGTCGAGAAGGCCTACGGCGTGGCCGCGCGGCTCGGCATAGAGATATAGGGAGGTGAACCGATGGCAGAGGTCGGCACCTATTACATCACGATCATGCCCAGCATGAGCAAGTTCTCGTCCGCCATGCGCTCGGGGCTCAAGTCCGCGGGCGCCGACGGCGGCAGGCAGTACTCGTCCAGCTTCATGGACGTGCTCAAGGGCAGCGCCATAGGCACGATGCTCGGCAACCTCGGCTCCACGCTGGGCGGCCAGCTCTTCGAGGGCCTGAGCGTGGGCATCAGGAGGCTCGACGTCCTCCAGAACTACCCGAAGGTCATGCAGTCGCTCGGCTACAGCGCCGAGGAGGCAGCGGCGAGCATCAAGCTCATCACGGAGCACCTCGACGGCCTGCCCACGACGACGCAGGACATGGTCACCCTGACCCAGTCCATCGCGGACTCGACGGGCGACCTCGACCTCGCCACGAGGGCGGCGCTCGGCTTCAACGACATGATGCTCGCCAACGGCGCCAGCGCCGGCGAGATGACGCAGGCAATGGGCGTGTTCAACCGCGTGCTCGGCAAGGGCAACGCGACGACGGCCCAGTGGATGAGCATCCAGTCCGTCATGCCCGCGCAGCTCAACATGGTGGCCCGCGAGCTGCTGGGCGAGAGCGCGTCTGCGGAGGACCTGCGCGACGCCCTGAACGACGGCGTGGTCTCGTGGGACGACTTCCTCGGGGCCATCGTCAAGCTCGACGAGGAGGGCACGGGCAAGGTCGCGTCGTTCGCCGACCAGGCGCGCGCAAACGTCGACGGCATCGGCACGGCGCTCGAGAACGTCCCGAACCGCATCGGCCAGGGATGGGCCAAGATCCTCGAGGCCTTCGGCCGCAGCAACATCTCGGGCATAATCAACAACTTCAGCTACGGCGTGAGAGACGCCATGGAGGGCGTCGCCAAGGGCGTGGAGTGGCTGGTCGAGGCCATGGGCAAGACCGACATCGCCCAGCACTTCTCGGAGGTCATGGGCAAGGTAGGCGAGGCGCTGTCTGGCCTGTGGAAGGACGGCGGCCCCGACATGCTCAGGGACGTGGCGCAGGGGATCATCGACCTCATCGACGGCGCGCTCGACTGGCTGGCGGCCAACGGTGACGCGGTCACCACGGCCGTCTGGGCCGTGGTGGGCGCCCTGTCGGCGTTCGCGGGCATCAAGCTGGGCACGTGGATAACCACGCTGCCCGCCACGTTCACGGCGCTCTCCACGGCCCTGATGGCAAACCCGTTCCTGCTGGTGGCCGGGGCCGTCGCCACGCTCGTCATGGCGCTCTACGGCTTCTTCACGCAGACGGAGACGGGGCGCGCGCTCTGGGAGGGCTTCTGCACGACCCTCTCCAACCTATGGACTGGCCTGCAGGAGGACTTCGCGTTCATGACGCAGCGCATCAGCGAGGAGTGGGAGTCCTTCAAGACGTGGGTCTCGGGCATCCCCGCCTTCTGGCAGGGCATCGTCGACGGCGTCATCCAGAAGGGGCAGGCGCTCGTCGCGGGCCTCAAGCAGAAGTGGGACAAGGCGCTGCAGGACGCCAAGACGACGTGGAAGAACATCGGCGACTCGCTCAGCCAGGCATGGCAGACGATCAAGACGGTCGTCGGCACCGCCGTGGGCCTCGTCGTGAGCGGCGTCAGGCAGAAGTGGGACGAGGCCAAGACGGCCACCTCGACCGCATGGGAGGCCGCCAAGACGGCCGTGCGGGAGAAGGTCGAGGGCATCCGCTCCACGATCGTCGAGAAGATAGAGGCCGCCAAGACGGCGGTCACCGAGAGGTTCGAGGCCATCAAGACGGCCATCGGCGAGAAGCTGCAGGGCGCATGGAACAACGTCACCCAGAAGGTGACGGACATAAAGAACGGGCTCGTGAACGGCTTCACCGAGGCCAAGAACACGGTGCTCGGCGTCTTCGACGGCATCAAGAGCGGCATCGAGCAGAAGATACAGGCGGCCCGCGACTTCGTGTCGGGCATGATCGAGAACATCAAGGGCCTGTTCAACTTCAGCTGGTCGCTGCCGCGGCCGAGCCTGCCGCACATCAACTGGCACTGGATGGACATCGGCGGCCTGCTGCAGATCCCCGTCTTCGACGGCATCAGCTGGTACGCCAAGGGCGGCCTGTTCACGGGCGCAGCGGTTATCGGCATCGGCGAGGCGGGCGACGAGGCGGCGCTGCCGCTCAACGACTCCGTCTACTCGCGCATCGCGGCGGGCATCAGCCGCCAGATGGGCGGGGCGCAGGGCGTGGTCGTCAGCGGGAACACGTTCATAGTCCGCAAGGAGAGCGACATCGACGCCATCGCCGACGCGCTCTACGTGAAGTGGGAGCGCGAGAGGAAGGGGGCGCTGTGAGGCCCAAGGTGACATTCGACGGCGTGGACCTCACCGAGGACTACGTCGTGAGCGACCTTCGCAGGCCGCTCCTGCCGAGGGACGTCACGCTGGTGGACGTCCCCGGCACCGACGGGCAGCGCTTCGTCAGCGCCCCGCTCGCGTCGGCCGAGCTCACGCTCACGCTCACCGTGCGCTCCGAGCTTAGGGGCACGGCGGGCCTCAGGGCGCGGTCGGCGGCGGCGAGGAGGCTCGCGGCCATCCTGAACGTCAGCGAGCCGAAGGTCCTGCACATAGACGCCGACGAGGGCCTGCACTACATGGCCATCCCGAGGAGCGACGGCGACCTGACGCGCTACGTCAACGCGGAGAGATACGAGGTGACCTTCGTCCTTCCCGACCCCGCCCTCATAGGCATGTCGCGGGTGCTCAGCCTTACCTCGGGCGGCACCACGCAGGTGACCGTCGGCGGCACGCTGCCGTGCCTGCCGAGGGTAACGGTGAGCGGCGCGGCGGCGGGCAGCGGCGGCTACTGGCGCCTCAGGCTCGACGGCGGCGACTACCTGCAGGTGCCCCTCACGCAGGCGTCCAACTCCGTGACGTTCGACTGCGCTGAGCGCACGCTGGAGGTCAACGGCGTGGCCAAGGCCATGCCGCCCGCGGCCGACTGGCTGGCGCTCGAGCCCGGCGACCACTCGCTGGTGATGACGGGCACGGGAACCGCGCAGCTGCGCTGGGCTGAGAGGTGGGCGTGATGCTGGCCACGAAGATGGCCCGCGTGGTCCTCTACGACCACGAGGGCGCGCCGAAGGGCGACCTCAGCCCGCAGGAGGTGCTCGGCCTCGAGATGGTCGAGGAGGTCAACGGCGAGCACTCGCTCACGATCACCACCACGCAGGACCTCGAGAAGAACGACCGCCTCCTCATCCAGGACGGCACGCTCAGGTGGCGCGAGTTCGTGGTGCAGGGCGCCACGGCCGAGCGCGCCGATGGCGGCATGGTGGCGAGGGAGTACTGGTGCGTCTGGTCGCTGCAGCACGACCTCTCCGAGACGTACATCGACACGCAGGTGGGCCTCGTCCCGGGGCACCACTCCATCCCCAACGCGGCACGCGTCGGCATGGAGGCGGCCCTCAGCGGCACCACGCGCTGGCAGGTCGGCACCATCACCGTCACCTCGCGGGCGTCTGGCAGCTTCTACCGCCGCACGGGCTGGGAGGGCATGCAGACCCTCGTCGAGAAGTGGGGCGGCGAGCTCGACGCCGAGATCACGGTCGGCGCCGACGGCGTGACCTCCCGCGCCGTCGCGCTGCTGAGGCAGCAGGGGGCGGGCGAGGCTACCCGCCGCTTCGACTGGGGGCACGACCTCAAGGGCATCAGGCGCACGGTCAGCGACGACCCGTGGACGTGCCGCATCGTCCCGCTGGGCAAGTCCAGCGAGACGGAGGCGGGCGGCTACACGCGCAGGCCGACCATCGCGTCGGTCAACTCCGACGTGGTGTGGCTGGAGGACGCCGACGCCGTGGAGGCGACGAGGGTGCCAGACGGGAACGGCGGCTGGGAGTACCCGACGCAGATCGTCCTCAACGACACCTACGAGGAGCCCGCGGACCTCAAGGCGTGGGCGCTCGAGCACATCAAGGACTACACCGAGCCCAAGGTCACCTACGAGTGCGACGTCATCCAGCTCGAGGCGGCGGGCCTCGACCAGAGGGGCGTGGCGCTAGGCGACGCCGTGGTCATCGTGGACCGCGGCTTCGTGACGGCGGCCACGCCGAACGGCGTGCGCCTGCACGGGCGCGTCGCCAAGGTGCGCACCAACCTCCTCGACCCGACCGACTGCACCGTGACCATAGGCACGCTCTCGTCGGGCGTCGGCAAGGCCCTGGGCGGCCTGTCGGGCCGCGTGAGCGCCGTGGAGTCGCAGGTGCTGGGCATGTCGCAGGTGCAGAGCACGGCGGAGTACCTGAGCGACCTGCTGGGCCGCCTCAACGAAGAGATCAACGCCACGGGCGGCTACACGTACATCACGGAGGGCGAGGGCCTCAGGACCTACGACGTGGCGGTCTCGGACCCGCTCGTGGGCGCCGAGGCCAGCGCCGTCGTGGAGGTCAAGGGCGGCACCATCCGCATCGCCAACTCGCGCACGTCAGGCGGCGAGTGGGAGTGGAAGACCGTCTTTACAAGCGGCCACATCGCGGCCAACCTCGTCACTGCCGCGCAGATAACCGCGGGCTACATCGGCAGCGCCGACAGCGGCAACTTCTGGGACTTGGACTCGGGCGAGTTCAGGCTGGCCCACGTGACGGGCCTCGACCTCAGCGCCACGAACCTCGTGCGCAACGGCAACTTCATACGCGGCGTGGCCTACTGGTCGGCGCAGGGCAACATGACCCGCGCGGCCTACGAGGACTCGGAGCGCGGCAACGTGCTCAGGTGCGTGCAGACGGGCGAGGGCGGCGGCACCACGGCGCGCGTCTACCCGCCATCGTCGGTGTTCAACCACGAGGTGGGAAAGACCTACAGCGTCAGCTTCTGGGCCAAGGCCAGCGCGGCGGGGACCATCTACTGCTCGCGCGGCGGCGGCACGGGCGCCAATGCGAGCTACGTGCGCGGCGCCGAGATCACGACCACGTGGCAGCGCTACTCGGGCACCATCACGGCCGAGAACAGCGGCCTGCTGTCGTTCTTCCTGGGCGGCACCACGGGCGGCACCTTCTACCTGTCCGACGTCATGCTGGTGGAGAGCGCGCTTCCCATGCTCGACTGGTCCGTCGACCCGCGCGACGTGCAGTCGCAGGAGGAGGTCTTCGACACCCTGACCGCCAACGGCACGCTGCAGGGCCTCTACATGAGCAACGGCCAGCTCTACATCAACGCGGAGTACATCAAGGCGGGCTACCTCAGCGCAAACCGCATACAGGGCGGCATCCTGAAGCTGGGCGGCTCGAACAACGGCAACGGCCAGCTCGAGGTCTACGACGCCGACGGCACCAAGACGGGCACCATCAACAACAACGGCGCCAACCTCACGGGCCAGATCACGCTCTCGAAGGACTCGGCCTACGTGGAGGGCGGGGCCAGCTACTTCAGGAACAGGGTCACCATCGGCGACGTCGCCACGCTCGACTCGAACAAGTACTGGAACCTCGTCGGCTCCAACATCAGCGGTAGCGAGAGCCGCATCATCGCGGGCCTGAGGATACAGGGCACGAAGATCTCCAACGGCAGCACGATGGGCAGGTTCATGCTCATACCGCGCGGCGAGGCAGACGGCTCGAGCGCCTACAGCGGCGGGTGGAGCTCGCTCTCGTCGCTGCGCAGGCTGGTCATCGTGACGAGCGAGGGCAGCGAGCCATGCTCGTGGATCATGCTCAACCGCGGCGGCTCGATAAGGATGGGCGTCGGCAACGGCCCCACCTCGAGCACGAGCTCGACGGCGGGACCCGTCTGCATCACGACGACGGGCATGTACGTGGGCGACACGTCCCACACCATGAACCTCACGGTGAACGGCACCAAGAACAGGCAGGTGAGCACCGAGGGCTTCGGCGACCGCCTGCTGTACTGCTACGAGACGCCCTCGCCCTACTTCGGCGACATAGGCAGCGGCATGACCGACGAGACGGGAGAGTGCTACGTCGAGCTCGACGAGCGGCTCACCGAGGCCATGCGCACCGACCTCGCCTACCAGACGTTCCTGCAGCCGTGCGGCGAGGGGACGCTCTGGGTGGCCGAGAAGGCGCCCGGGTGGTTCGTGGTGCGCGGCACGCCCAACCTGCCATTCGACTGGGAGGTCAAGGCGCGGCAGACGGGCTACGAGGCCGAGCGCCTCGAGGACCCCGAGCTGCGCGACGCGCGCGACACGGCGGGAGAGACCGACCTCGGCGTCGAGGCGCTCTACGAGGAGGAGATGGGCCTCATTTACAAATACGAGGAGATCTACGAAGAGGAGACGACATGACGATCAAACAGCTTTCCAGTTTCATGGTGCTCTCGGTCAATGGCGGCGACCGCGTGAGCTTCACGTTCGACGAGATAGACGCGGACACGGGCGAGCAGGTGAGCGCCAACAACAAGCGCTCCTTCTACGCCATGGACGCCGCGCTCAAGGAGAACATCCAGGCGGTCCGCGACTGGATCGCAGACAACAAGCTCTCCTAGCGGGGGCGGAGAGGAGGGCCAGACATGCCCCCATACATCCAACCGTTCATCGACCCCGTTCTCGACCCCGCGGCGCAGACGGCCATCTGCGCCGTCCTGCTGCTCATAGCGCTCGACCTGCTCGTGGGCATCGTCGGCGCCGTGGTGACGCACACGTTCTCGTCCGAGAAGATGCGCGCTGGCCTCCTGCACAAGTTCATGGAGATGAGCGCGATGGCGCTCGCCATAATCCTCGACGGAGCGCTCACCAGCGGCCTCGACCTCGCCACGCAGCCCCTGCTGCTGGCGACCTGCGCCTACATAGGCATCATGGAGACGGGCAGCGTGCTCGAGCTCATAAAGAAGTACGACCCCGACGCCGAGGGCCTCGTGGGCTGGCTCACCAGCTTCGTGACCCAGAAGGGGGGCGACGATGGCGACCGCAGCTGACCTTCTCAGGGTGGCCGATGGCGAGGTCGGCTACAGCAGGTGGGACGACCCGTTACCCGGCACGAAGTACGGGCGCTGGTACGCACAGGTGACGGGATCCCCGTACTTCGGGCAGAGCGGCGTGCCGTACTGCGCGATGTTCGTCTCGTGGTGCCTTGACCAGGCCCACGTCCAGTGCGAGGGCTTCCCGAGGGCCGTGGCCATCGACCCGCGCGACGGGTTCAACCGCATGGTGGAGCCCGCCATGCTCATGCCAGGCGACCCAGTGGGCTTCGACTGGGACGGCGACCACAAGGGCGACCACGTGGGCATCACCATCGCCCGCGTCGGCGGCTCCGTGCTCATAGACACCTACGAGGGCAACACCGGCGGCGGCAGGGTGCTGCGATGCGAACGCAACCTCGCCCAGGTCACCTGTGGCGTTCGGCCCTACTTCGACGGCGCCCCGAGCCCCGCGAAGGGCGAGGGCAAGCTCGACGTTGACAGCGTCGCGGGCCCGAACACCGTTCGACGCCTCATGGAGCAGGTGGGCACGACGCCCGACGACGTGATCAGCAGCCAGCTCCACTCAGAGGACAGGTACAGGCGCAACGTGTGGGCCGTAGACCACGAGAACGAGGGCGCTGGCTCCGAGCTCGTGTGGACGCTGCAGAAGCGCTTCCGTAGGGAGAAGACCTACCGCGGGAGCCTCGACGGCTGCTGGGGGTACAACTTCTCCGAGGCCATGCAGCTCACGCTGCGCGAGATGGGGTACTACACGGGGAACATCGACCACGACTTCGCGCACCACTCCGTGGAGGCCCTGCAAATGTCCTTGAACGACGGGAAGTGGAAGTGATGACCCAACGAGATTTGCGGCGCCTGAGGGCGCTGCTGGGGATGCTCCGCCTCAGGGAGGCCGAGCGGATCCTTGTGGTACGATAGGAGAGACGAGTGCCCGCCCCCATACGTGGGGGCGGGCTATTTTTATATAAGCGTTATGCGCCTTCCCCGCGTCCCAAGCGCGTCCCAAGTGGCCGTGCTCGGGCGTGTTTCTGGGTGCGGCGTCATGCGCGCGCTCGGGAATGCGCACGTAGGAGCATGCCTAGACATTTGCGCGCATTATGCGCTAGCATTCAAAAAGTTTACCGCCCACCGAATAACCGCAGGTGGGACGCCATGCGGCCATGCGCCGCGTCCTAAATCGTCCTATGCGGCGTCCCACGGGCCCTCGTCATAGGCCCTAGCGACCGCAGCGGCGAGCACTTCTGGCGTTGGGCGGTCGTAGTGCTGTCCCGTGACGCCTCGCACCTTGTGGCCCATCAGCGGCTCGATGTAGTAGGGCGGCAGGCCGACCTCCCAGCGCATCCACGTCTGCCACGAGTTGCGCAGGTTGCGGAACGGGTGCTCGGCGCCCGCGTCCTTCCACGCCCTGTTCAGGCGGCCCTGCGACTGGTACCCGCCGAACCCGTCGTTCGTGAGCGGGCAGGCGGGCGGCAGCGCGGCGGCGATCTCGGCGAGCCTGCGCGCGGCGCGCCCGGCTACGACGGCGACGCGGCGGCTCTCGTCGGTCTTGAGCACGTCGGTGGCATGCCCCGCCCAGTCTACCTGCCGCTCGATGGAGACGAGCGCGACGGGGACGCCGCCGACCACGCGCAGCTCCACGTCGCGCGCCAGGGCGCCCAGCGACTCGCCGACGCGGCACCCGCCGAAGGCGGCGAGTACGAACGCGGGCTCGAACCACTCGCCGCGCACCCCGTCCCACAGCCGCATCAGCTCGGCCAGCGTCCAGACGCCCTTGTCGCGGCGCCGGACGGTGGACTTGGGGGGCATGAGGTACTTCTCCCTCATCGGGTTGTGATCGCAGCACTCATAACGCACCGCGGCGTCCATGACCGCGGACAGCACCTTCACGCCGACGAGCGCCTGGGAGTAGGTCAGCCCGCTGAGCCACTGCTGGACGGCGAGCGGGCGAACGGCGTCCAGCGGCACGGCCGCCCACGTCGGCTCCACGTGCGCGGACCATCCCGAGAGGTACTGCCTGAGCGAGCCCGCGCCGAACGTGCCCTCCTCCACGCGGCGCTCGTAGGACGGGAGCACCCAGCGCTCCCACGCCTGCGCGACGGTGGGGCACGGCGCGTCCTCGGAGTGGCCCAGCATCAGCTCGGAGCGCCTCAGCTCGGCGTCCCTCCTCGTGCCGCGCACGGTCTCGCTCATCCGCCTGTACTCCCCGTCGGCGTCCTTGCCCCAGTAGCGGATGCGGTAGCGCCTGCCGCGCTCGACCTCGGAGATGGTCGCCCAGGCGGAGCGGCGCCTCCTGTGGGCCACCTCAGGCCTCCCCGCGCATGAGGGCGACGAAGCGGTCGACCGACACGCCGAGGGCGTCGGCGATCTCGAAGGCCTTCGAGAGGGTCGGCTCCCTGATTTTTCCACTGCACAGCTGGGAAACATAGGCAGTGCTCGTGCCCATTCGGCGGGCCAGCTCGGCCTGCGAGACACCGACCTCACTAAGGATGCGACGCAACGCCTTGCCATACTCCATCAGGCCACCTCCTGCCCAAAGCGTAACCACAAAGAAATATTAGCAAAAAATAAGAATCCTTATTGACGTGCTAAGTATTCTTTGTAATACTATCCACGGCAGCAAAGAATACTTAGCGCAGAAGGGAGTTGAAAAGCTATGGACTCTATCAAGGAGCGCGTCGGCGCGTACCTCGAGCGCGAGGGAAAGACCAAGAAGTGGCTGGCGGACGAGCTGGGCATGACCACGGTCACGCTCGGGTCGAAGATGAACGGCGAGACGGACTTCTCGTTCTCGCAGGCGATAAGGCTCTCGGAGATCCTGGGCTGCACGGTCAGCGACCTGCGGCAAAGCCCCTTCGACTAGCGCATATCAGCGCGCACCCCGGGACACCGCCCGAAGCCTGCGATGGACGCGTGCAGGCAGAGGCTCGGTGCAATGGCCGCGAGGCCAACACGACGGACTGGGTCCACGTCCCGGGAACGAAAAGCGATTGTCGGCTCTCGTGAGGAAAGAACCGTCGGCAAGAAAAGCGCCCCCGACCGCTGGCACGGCCGAGGGCAGGGCGGTCAGGAAAGCGACCAGAACCGCCCTCAGGATACACCAACGACGCCCACCCGAGGGGCGGGGGACTGGGGGAACGATGAAGAAGGACAAGAGGCTCAGGAAGCTCGAGAGGCGCCACAGGAAGGCGCTGCAGAGGTACGGCGCGGCCTGCTTCGACGCCTGCCGCGACACCAGGAGGAGGTACGCCTACGCGCCGAACGTGTGGCTGTCGCAAGAGCTGAACGAGGCGATGAAGGCGGCCTTCTTGGAGGTCTGCGACGCGGCCATCGAGCTCAACATGTACGAGGCGACCCACAGGGAGGAGTAATGCCAGACGAGCTGACCATAAACGGCGTGCTCTACCTGCGGGCGGACGGCCGCTCGGAGGACTGGCTGGCGGTCAAGGCGGCCGCTCGGCTGGTCGGGAAGGACCCGCACGCGATCTACGACGCCATCAGGGACGGCGAGCTCGACGGGCGCAAGCCAAGCGGCACCACGCGCGGCATCCGCGTACGCAGGGGCGACCTGATGGAGTGGGCGACGAGGGATGCGGCGCACGGCAGGCGCGCGCCGCGAGAAGAGAGCGGGCCCGAGGGCCCCGAGGGAAAGGCTACCACATGATCACTGACAAGGTGCGCGGCTGGGCGCTGCCCGCGGGCGTGGCGCTCGGGGGCTTCGCGGCGGTCCGCATCATCTGCTGGGCGACCTGCCTGCTCTTCGGCTAGCTCATAAAAAACGGCCGAAACGCCGAATTGTATGACGGGGCGCCCTTCCTAGCTGCGGCTGCGCGGCGAGGCGCCCATAAATCACAACACATCACAACAGTCCTACAACCGAGATGGTCCACCGCCGCGCCCCGTTGCCGTCACTCCGACGGCTAGGCGCCGCGAGGCCCCGAGAAGGGCGCGCCGGCTAACGCCACGCTTCACGCATGGATGACCCTTTCTCCTTCCTTCTGGACTTTCTCAGCCTAAACACCACGAAAAGCCGCGCCCCTGCGGGACGCGGCGATGGGCCATCTCGGGCACGGACGCGGAAGGAGGAGGCATGACGAAGGCGGAGATGCTGGGGCAGGCGCTGAGGGCGCAGGCACGCGCGACGCTCGCGCAGATGGCGCTCGACGGCGAGGTGACCCACTTGCACGTGGGGATCATGAGCCGCGGCGCCGACGACGAGCTCGACTTCATCGACATAAAGCTGTGGAAGGGGGCCGAGACCGTCTACACGTGCACGGAGTTCATAGAGGGGGACGAGTCATGAGGGACATCGACGAGACGATCAGCAAGTGGGCGTTCCTGACGGCGCTCAAGAAGGCCGCGGACGAGGAATTGAAGCTGCTGCGCCCCGAGGTCGACGAGCACTTCATCGACTGCTACGAGTCCACCCACGGCAAGCAGTACGAGGTGCGCATGGACGGCGAGGACGTGGGCACGTTCACCGTCAAGTGCGCCAAGGGCACGCCGATGCGCGAAACCACGGTGCCAGAGTGCACCGACTTTGACGAGCTGTGGATGTCGCGCCATGGCAAGGAATGGGAGGAGTACGTCGAGCAGCGCACCAACGATTGGCTGCACGACAACTACGAGCAACTCGCCATTGACTGGTTCGACGAGACGGGCGAGCTGCTGGACGGCATGAGCATGGTCACGCACCAAGAGCCGGAGCGTCCAGCGGGCGTCACGGGCACCATGGCGCGCATCGACCCGATGAAGGTCTCGGCGGCGATGGCGCGCAACGGCCTGCCCGTGAGCCTGCGCGGGCTGCTGGAAGGGGGCAAGTGATGAAGAAGGGCCCGCTCTTCGAGAAGCAGGTGGTCACCTACCTGTGCGAGGCCTTCGACGCGCCCGACATCGAGCGGCGCGTGCAGGGCGGAGCCAACGACCGCGGCGACGTGGCTGGCGTCTGGTGGCACGGTAGGCCCTTCGTCCTCGAGGTCAAGAACAGGACGGCGGTGACGCCCGCGCAGTGGTTCAGGGAGCTCGAGGCCGAGTGCGGCAACGCCGACACGGACATGGGCGCGGTCGTCTTCCACCGCCCCAAGGTGGGAGAGGCCCACATGGGCGAGCAGGGCGTGTTCATGACCTTGCGCACGCTCTGCCGCCTGCTGGGGGCGGAGGTGGAAGAGTGAGCGAGCGAATACAGCCCATCTGCCCAATAAGGAGCGACGCCAAGTGCATGGGAGCCATGTGCGCGTGGTCGAGCAAGCACGTCCGCGAGGATGGCGTCTACGTGTTCACCTGCGCGGTGACAGACCGCAGGGACGGCCAGCACCCCATCATCGACGTGAGGCAGGCCACGAGGACGGAGACCTTCTGATGCCGTGGCATGTCAGCCTTGAGGACGCCAAACGACAGGCGCAAGAGCGCATGGAGGGCAGGCCCGCCCTGTGGTGGGTGACTCTCGACGAGCCCACCGACGAGATCTGGGCGAGCACGCCCGAGTCTGGGGACGGGTGGAGCCTTTGTGCGTTCGCACAAGCCCTCTACGGCAACGGGCGGCGCTTCAGCGTGGAGCGCACGACCGACCCGAGGGTGGCGCTCATCAGGCTCGAAGTCCCCGTGGAGCACCTTGTCGTGTTCGAGGAGGGCATGCCCGCCGCCATGAGGTCGCTGAGGGCCTACGGCCAGCACGGCCGCTACAGGAAAGCGGGCACGGAGAAAGAGTACAGGTTCTGACATGGCGGCTCCCCGGTGGAAAGGGAGAGGCGGATCGTAACCGCGAAAGACTCTGGTGAGCTAGGTAAGGGCGGGTTCGACTCCCGCCAGCCGCCAACCAAAGAGAGGAGGAAGCATGACGCAGGAGCTGGTGAGGTACAGGGCCAGCGACGGCACCGACGTGAGCATGTCGCCCTCGTCGATCGTGACGGCGCTCGCCGGCGGCACCTACGTGAGCGACGAGGACGCCATGACCATCATCGCGCGCTGCAAGGCGCGGGGCGTGAACCCGCTGGCGGGCGACGCCTACGTGATCGTGCGCGCTGGCCACGCAACGCTGCAGGTGAGCAAGGACTACTACCTGCGCGTCGCGGCGGCGCAGCCGACCTACGACGGCATGGAGGCGGGCATCGTGGTCGCCAAGGCCGACGGCACGCTCGAGCGGCGGGTGGGGGCGCTGGTGAGCTCCAACCCGAAGGTCGAGAAGCTGGTGGGCGGATGGGCCGTGGTGCACGACAGCAAGAGGTCGCACCCGTCCGAGGCGGTGGTGAGCCTCGCGGAGTATGACCAGAAGCAAAGCCTGTGGCGCACGAAGCCAGCGACCATGATACGCAAGGTCGCCATGGTGCAGGCGCTCAGGGAGGCATACCCCAACGCCTTCACGGGCATCTACGACGAGGCCGAGATGCCCGTCGCGGAGAAGGAAGAGACGGAACAGCAGGAAGAGCAGGAACAGTAAAGGAGACGATCATGCCAAGCTTCGACTTCAGCATCGAGGAGAGCGCGACGAGCGCCAGCGGGGCCACCTTCAGCATCCCCGATGGCTGGTACGTGCTCAAGGTCGTGAGCATGAAGACGACCACGAGCAACGCGGGCAACCCGCAGGTGAACCTCGTCTGGGACGTGGCCGAGGGGCCGCTGGCGGACGTGGCGGCCGACAACGGCTGGTACGACAACAAGCACACCACCTACCTGCAGATCACGGGCCGCGCCGCTGGCTTCACCAAGCGCGTCCTGCACATGATCGCGGAGAGCAACCCGGGCTTCAGCTCGGACCAGGCCTTCCTCGCCGACGACTGGCCCCAGTTCGTGGGCAAGGTCTTCGGCGCGCGGATCGAGAACGGGACGCACGAGTACCAGGGCAAGACCTACAAGGACATGAACGTGGCCGAGGCAACCACGGCCGACGCGGCGCGCTCCGAGGCGGGCACCGCGGCCCCGACCCCGCCCGCGCAGCAGGCCGCGCCCGACCTCTACTCGGAGGACATACCGTTCTAGGGGGTAGGCCATGGCGCAGAGCGAACGCTTCTACTTCTGGCGCGGCTACTACGACGCGCTCAGGATGCTGCCGACCCCCGAGCAGCGCGACGCGCTGACCATGGGCATCTGCGCCTACGCGTTCGAGGGGGAGGAGCCCGCCTTCGACGGCGACCCCGTGCTCTCGGTCGTATGGCAGGTCGTGCGCGACCAGGTGGCCGAGAGCGTGGCCATCGGGCAGAGGATGTCGGAGCGCGGCAGGCGCGGCGGCAAGGCGTCGGGAAGGGCACGAAGCACAGCTTCAAGCACAGCTTCAAGCACTGCTTCAAGCGAAGGGAAGGGAACTGACCGGAAGGGAAGTGACCGGGGCTCCCCTTGCGGGGAGCCCGGCGCCGCGGCGCCGCCTGACGGCGCGCCGCGCGCCGCCTCGAGGGTGGAGGCGGACGGCACGATCGTGACGCCCGAGGGCCTGAGGCTTCCGCCCAAGCCAGACGGGTGGGCCTGATGGGCGCGTGGGAGGAGCTGCGCGACGCCGACCGCCCCGACGGCCCGCTGGCCATGAGCGCCTACCTCGCCATGCCCGAGCCCGTGCCCACGGGCGTCGGCAAGCTCGACCAGCTGCTGGGCGGCGGCATGACGAGGGGCGTCACCGTCGTGGGCGGCGCCTCGAGCGCGGGCAAGACCGTGCTCGCCTGCCAGGCGGCCGCGGCGATGTGCGCGCGGGGCCAGAGGGTAGTCTACGCGAGCTACGAGACCGCGTGGGAGGTCGTCCAGCTCAGGTGCGCGAGCGCGTGGAGCTGCACGCCCGAGGGCGCCGAGGCGGGCGCCGAGTACTTCGCGTGGAGCGACGTGGTCAACGGCCGCTACAGGGCGGCCCAGAGGCGCTACGCGGGCAAGGGGGAGCGCGAGCTGTCGCGCTACCTCGTGGGAGGCGGCATGGACCACGTGGCGCGCACGCTGACGCTCTGGGACGAGGGCCCCGGGCGGGACCTCGCGGTCGTCACGGGCTGCCCCGACGTGCACGCCCTCACGGCGTCGGTCGCGGGCATGGGCGGCTCGCCCGTCCTCGTGGTCGACTACATACAGATCGTGCCGACGGGCGCGAGGGGCAGGCAGGAGGACAACGACCGCGTGACCGAGGTCATGGCGGCCCTGCGCACGTACGCCTACTCGCAGGGCGGCTCCAACGTGCTGGCCCTCAGCAGCCTGCGCAAGCTCACGCAGGCCGACCAGCGGGACAGCCCGACCATGGACTGGTTCAGGGGCTCCAACCACGTCGGCTACGACGCGGAGCAGGCGGTCATACTCACCGTGGACTACGAGAAGGTGGACGGCCAGCGGGTGCCGTGCGTGGCCCCCGACGGCTCGACCGAGGGCAAGATGACAGTCGTCAAGAACAGGACGGGCGCCACGGGGAGGAGCGTGCCGACGCTGCTCTACGGCTGGTGCTCGACGATCCGCTAGGGCACGGCCCTCCATCGCGGAGGCACAGCGTCGCCTCGGCATGGCAGCGCGAAGCAACGCGACGGCGCAGCATCGCAAGGCAGCGCAGCGGCATGGCACAGCCGGGCTTAGCGACGGCATACCACAGGCAGCGGCGCAGGGGCTATGAATAGCATCGGCAAGGCACAGCATCGCATCGCACGGCATCGCATCGCACGGCATCGGCACAGCAACGCACCCATTAGCTGCGGCAATGTGCGGCATATCATCGCGACGGCGTAGCATCGCGGCGCGCGGCGGTGGCGTATCTCGGCGAGGCACCGGCCCAGCATCGGTCCGCATCGCGGCGGCAACGCACAGCAATGCCCTGGCTCAGGTCTGCACTGACGTGCAGCGCCCGGCAAGGCAACCGGCTTTACGAACCAACCAAGAGAAGAGAGAGAAGAGAGACATGAGGACCATCCACGTCGACCTGAGGTTCACGCAGCCCGTGCTGGGCACGGCGAGCGGGGACCCGCGCATACACGAGCGCTACATCGCGAGCAAGGGCCCGGACGCGGCCACGCTCAGGGAGGAGGTGGCCGCCCTCGGGGCCGAGGCGGTGGAGGAGCGCCAGATGACGGTCTTCCCCAAGCTCCCCGACGAGACGCCCTTCCTGTGGAACTACCAGGTGAAGGGCTTCCTCAAGGAGGCGGCCTCCTGCATGGGCAAGGCGGACGGCTCCAAGACGGGGCCCGTCGCGTGGGGGATCAAGTCCACCATCGACAACCTCGTCTTCATAAGCCAGCGCACCGTCCCGCTCGCCGTGCCCGAGGGCGAGCCGATAAGGGTCCTGCAGCGCCCGCTGCGCGCGGAGACGGCGCAGGGGCCGAGGGTGGCCCTCGCCAGCTCGGAGATGCTGCCCGCGGGCACGACGGCGAGCTTCGACGTCACGCTCCTGGCCGAGAGGACGAAGAAGACGAGCACGAGGCCCTCGGTGAGCTTCGTGGAGATGCTCTGCGAGTGGCTGTCGTACGGCCTGCTCAAGGGCATCGGCCAGTGGCGCAACGGGTCCTACGGCACCTTCAGGTGCAGGGTCACCGACGAGGAGGGCAAGGTCCTGCTCGACAACATGGCCTAGCGGCGGCATAGCTCAGCAACGAAGGGCGACGGCAAGGCTTGGCTAGCCATCGGCGAGGCGTAGCGGAGCATGGCGGAGGCAGGGCGGCGGGAAGCGGAGCATGGCAGCGGCAGAGCAATGGGAAGCGCGGCAGCGGCAATGGGAAGCGCGGCAGCGGCAATGGGAAGCAATGCGCAGTGACGGCGTAGACAGCAAGGCAAAGGCGCAGGGCGCACAGCCGAGGACGGCGGGGGCGCTGCTCGGCGAGGCGTCGGCATCGCAAGGCCGAGCAAGGCATGGGCGAAGCAAGGCATGGGCAGGGGCCGCGCGGGCGGCCACGGGAGACAAGGAGCGGACATGGAAGAGGGGAAGCGCGCCGGCGTGATCCTGCGGGACCTCAGGGACGTGCTGGCGGACGCGTGCGGCAAGTCGATGGACGAGTGGTGCGACACGCACAGGACGTGCCAAGAGTGCAGGCTCGCCCTGCTGGGCGAGCTCGAGGAGGAGCTGGGCGCCAACTGGACGCGCAAAGAGGACGTGGGCACCATCGGCACCGTCACCGTCAAGGTGGTGCCGCGTATTGATTGGGAGCTTGTGGCCGACGAGTTCGCTGAGTTCTCCGAGACAGTGCGCGGTCTAGCGGGTGACCGCGCATGAGCTGGGAGGGCGGCCAACGCCTGCGCAGGCTGCGGATGATGACGGGCCTTGACATGCGGGACGTGGCCCGGTTCGCGGACGTGCTGTACGCGTCGTGGACGGGCTGGGAACGTGGCGATTGCAGGCCCACGCCGAGGAACCAGGAGAAGATTTGCCGCGCGCTGAGCAAGTTGCTTGGGCGGCGCGTGGCGTGGGAGGAGGTGGACGGGTGAGCAGAGAGACGCTTCTGGACGATGCCATCACCAAGGCCAAAGAAGCCGAGGACTGGCAGCTCGTGGAATGGTTGCGCATGGCTCGCGGCGGAGAGAGCGCCGCAAGGTGGTACACGGAGAAGCTGAAAGACGCCAACCGCACGATCAGGAAACTGCTGAACGAGAACACAAAGCTGCGGGAGTTGGTGCGCATGGCATGGAAGTGCGCTCATAGCGGGCTAAGCTGCTCGGACTGCCGCATGGTGGCTGGCGGCTGCACGCTGCAGACGGCCATGCGCGAGCTGGGAATCGAGGTGGACTAGATGGGCAGGATAACGTCCTACGACCAAGACGGGCGCATGATGGCCGACTTCGACAAGGGCGAGTGCGACTACATGCGGCTCAACGGTGACGAGCTGGCTCAGCTCCAAGCCGAGAACGCCAAGATGCGGGAAGAAAACGAGCGTCTACGAAGCGTCGTGTCGGACGGCGCGGACAACGCAAGGGAGCTGCGAGCTGAGAACGCCAAGTTGCTTGAGCTAATGAGTGTCATGGCTTACTGTAACCAATTCAAACGCGACTGCGACGGATGCAGCATGAACGGTGCGGCTGGAATCATCACAGAGCGTGCAGGCTGTGACGAATTGCTAGCCCGTCTGCGCGAGCTGGGGGTGGACGCATGACCGAGGAATACGTGGGACAGCTCATCTACGACCAAGGCACGCCCGTCCCGTCGCTGGACCTGAGCCAGCCCATCGTGCGGTGCAGGGACTGCGAGCACTACAGCGACCACGAGTGGGTCATGATCACCGACGTGAGCGACGTGTGCCACTTCTGGCACGGCGAGCCGACCAAGGTGGAGCCTGACGGCTTCTGCAAGTGGGGCGTTAGGAGGGTAGACGAATGACGAGGGAAGCGGCAGAGACCATCGTGGACGCCTATGGCTGGGCGATAGAGTTGAGCGTGCAGGACTTGCCGAACTCGGCGAAGGTCAAGCTTGACGGCCTGTGCGACGCGCTGCGTGACCATCTGGTGGCGCTGCTGAGCGACGAGGGGAAGGTAGACGAATGACGCCTACGAGAAAAGACGTAGAACCTGCGACTTCCGCGACCGAAGAGCTGCGCCGCATGCTGGACGAACGCGGGGTGAAGTGGTGGCAGAGCGCAAACACGCTCGGATGCATCTTCACGCGCTGGCACTCGCCGATATTTGGCGACGAGGTCGTGGCGATGGAAAACGGCGAAGAAGGGCTGGTGCTGTTTGACCACTTCGTGACCCCCGAGCAGGCCATCGCCGCCACGCTGGGGCGGGAGGACACCTACACGCGCGAGGACGTGGAGAGCGCCTTTGTCAGTGGCTACTCGCTCGGGAGCCTCCCCGTAGGCTCTGACCCGCGCTGGGACGAGAACGTGCAGACGGTGGACGAGCACATGGCTGAGTTGGGTTGGATGCGAATCTCGGACACCGAGGACGCTTCTACGGACACTAACGGCTACGATTCGGGACATGTCCGCAATATGTCCGCCACGCTGGGGACTGGGACGTGCCACGCCGACGAGACCTACAGCTACGAGTGCATAGGCGATGACTTGTCGTGCTACGGCAAGCTCATCACCGTCCACGTCATGGAGTGCAGCGAGTGCGGCCAGACATACGAGCACGTCAACGGGAGCTACGAGTTCTGCCCGAGGTGCGGGCGGCGAATCGAGGTGGTGGACGAATGACGGAAGCATTGCTGTTCACGCTGGCCGTTTTCTTTGTCCTGCTCCTCATGATTGTTTATAGCGTCGGCCTGTTCCGTGGTGCAGCCATTCGCATGCGCGACCAGCGTGAATTTCTCGCAGGCCGTACGTGGCTGTGGGTAGACGGGCACTTCTACCCAGTCGAACCGACAGCCGAGCAGATGGAAGAAGTTCGGCTGTACGAGGATGCCCGAAGAAGCATACCGATGAGCATGATTCTGAACGACGCAAACGTGGAGGTAGGCGAATGAGCTGGTCACCAGACCTCTACATCGGGGAGTTCAGGCCGTGGCCCGACTCCGTCCACGTCGTGCGCGGCAGGACGGACGAGGTGCGCCGCTACTTCCCGCGCGAGACCGCCAAGCGCATCCGCGCCCTCGCCGACGAGCGCGGCACCATCGGCCACGACGAGTGCTCTGCGTGTGGCGGGAAGGTTGACCAGGATGATGCCTTTTGCAGGCATTGCGGGAAGGAGCTGACATGAGCTGGCACATGGAGCTCATGGTCGCCTGCGCGATAGGCGCGGCGGCCGGGCTGTTCTTCGCGGCGGTGGGCCGCGGCGAGAGGCGCAGGCGCGAGCGAGACGGGCGCGCCTGGTGGCACGACGACGAGGGGGAGCGCGAGTTGGAGGACGACGACGGCTGGGGCGCGTGGTGAGCGGGGCCCAGTGGGCGCTGCTCGTCCTGCTCGTCTGCGCGGCGGGCACGGCCCTCGCAGAGTGCGAGGCCGTGAGGCACGAGGACCTCGACGACGCGGCGCTCTGGTACGTCCTGACGCTCTGCCTCCTCGGGGCGCTCCTCTGGCTCCTCATGTGCGTCGACGCCGAGGGCGGGCAGGTCATCGAGACGGACTGGGACGAGCTGCACGAGTACATCAGGGAGATCAGCGAATGACGACATGGCAGTACGCGGAGGCGCGGCGCCTGTGGGCCGAGGGCGTGAGCGCCCGCGCGATAGGCGAGGCGATAGGCGCGAGCACGAGCGCGGTCGCGTCGGCGGCCCGCGCGCACCGCGAGGACTTCCCCGAGCGGCCGAGGGGCACGGCCGAGGGCGGCCGCGAGGAGCGGGTGCGCCGCGCGGTCGAGACGGCGAGGGCCGCGGGCGTCGCGGCGGCGGCCGAGAGGCACGGCGTCTCGCGGCGCACGGTCAGCCGCTGGCTGGCGCGGGCGAGGGCCGATGGCGGCGGCCGATGACGCGCTGGGAGTTCGGCAGCGCGCGCGAGCTCTTCGAGGCGGCGCGCGAGGCGAGCAGGGACGCCGAGCGGATCCGCCGGCAGCTGCTGGCGATGGAGGACAGGGCCACCTCGCTCGGCGGCGGCGGGCTCGGCGCGCGCGTCCGCTCGACGGGCGACCCAGACCGCATGGGCGCGCGGGTCGCCGCGAAGGTCGACCGCGAGCAGCAGCTGGCGCGCAGGCAGACGGAGGACCTCAACCTCGTCGACCGCGCCTGCGAGGTGCTCTACGGCCGCGGCGGCGGGGGCGGGCTGGACAGGCTCGTCCCCGAGGCCTGGTGGTGCGACGTCCTGTGGTGGCGATACCTCGAGGGCGCCACGTGGGAGGAGGTCGGCGAGGCGGTCGGCTACTCGCCGCGGCGGTGCTTCGACGTGGCACAGGCCGCGCTGGACATAGCCGACGCGGCGGGAGCGTTCTCGGTGGGCATCGGCATGGGCGTCGCCGAGGGATAGGCGCGAACGAGCGCGAACGAGACGGGGGCGCGAACGAGAGGAGCAAACATGACGCAGAAGGAGGCGCTGGCGGGCGCCGTGAACAGGCTGCTGGGGGTCCTCGAGGGGATCTCGGCGGCGATGGCGGTGGGGGACGGCACGAGGGACATGGCCAAGCGGATCGACGCGATACGCGACGACGTGGTCACGGCCATCGCAATGGCTGGCGCGGACGAGGCGACCGCGAACGAGGCGACCGCGGACGAGACGCGGTAAATGTCCTGATTGTGTAGATATATACATACAACCAGACAGGCCATCCCCGCGTGGTATGCTTGGCCGCAGACAGGGGAGGGGGGCCTTAGGGGGAGGGTGGCGAGACGCCCGCGAATGAGGCCCCGCGAACGAGAGACGGGAGAGGGCATGCCGATGACCGAGGCCCAGAAGAGGGCGCAGAAGAGGTACGCGACGAGGCGCAAGGAGCGCACGAGGCAGGTCTGCCTCAAGCTGGCGCGCGACACCGACGCGGACGTGGTGGCCTACCTCGACGCGCAGGAGAACATCCAGGGATACATAAGGTCCCTCATCCGCCGCGACATGGCGGCCCACGGGATCCCGACGCTGGGCGGCGAGTAGCCGCGCGGCGCGGGCGGCCGCGCGAACGAGACGAGGAGCGCGGGCAGGCGCGAACGAGACGAGGCCCCGGCGGGAGACCGCCGGGGCCTTTTTTTCGTGCCCGTTTTCCCTGGCATTTTCGGCGACATTTTCGGCGCGCGCACGCGGGGGCGCGCGTTGCCGCGCGGCGCGCGGGGCGCGGCCTGCCGCGCGGCGGCCCGCGCGCGCGAACGAGGCGAGGCGCCCTCGGCGACACGGCCCCTGGCGGGACACGGCCCTCGGGGACACGGCCCCCGCCCGCGGCGGGATCCGCCCGCCCCGGGGCGCCCGCCCCC